ATATTTTAATCAAAAAAAAGTATTACCTGAAGAAGTTGATAGTTCTGATCAATTTAAATGGTATAAACCAATGTATTCTACTAAGGATATTACATATCAATATTTTGAAAAACAAAATAATAATACAATCAACTATAAAGATATTAAATTTACAAATAGGTACCAATATCTAAATTACAATAGTCTTCCCTACTCTGATTATATTCCATTTATTAGAAAGTATTTTTATCCATCGCAGGAGATCCAACAATTAATTAATAGTCTAGAAGAGAAATATAAAATAGATTTTCCTAATACATGTGTATTATTTTATAGAGGCAATGATAAAGCAACAGAAATTACCCTTCCTTCATATGAACCTCTGCTAGATGCTGCAAACCAAATAAAACAACAGAATCCAAATGTCCGATTTTTAGTCCAAAGTGATGAAAGTGAATTCTTGCAGAAAATGTTGGAGCTGCCTAATTCTTTTTACTTTAAAGATGAAATTCGTCATATACCTAAGCAAAACGCAACAGTAGATCATTTTGATATTAATCAAAATCTGCAATTTTCAAAACTATTCTTAGCAATAACAATTATAATGGCCAAGTGTCAGTATATAGTGTGTAATACTGGAAACTGTTCATTGTGGATTTGTCTGTACCGAGGTCATACACAGAATGTATTTCAAATTATTTAATCTGTTTGCGCTTTCTTGTACGCTTTCTACTAGTTGAAGATGCAGGAACTCTATTTAATACATTTAATACTCGTTGTAAAAATGCTTCTTTTTCTTCATTTTTATAATAATTATATGCTCCAACAAATTTCCATTTATATTGTGGAGGAATTCTACTCATAATTTCAGTATACTTAGGGTTTTGTGGGTAAGCAGGAACTTCTAGCAACTCAGCCAATGAAGGACCTCCATTACCTAATCCTATTCCAATTGGTCCAGACATTTCTAATTAAACTATTTATTTTCTCTGCGAATCTTTCTAGTTGTACCTTTATTCTTAGCTAGTTCATTTTGAAGTTCTAATGCCTTTCTCCGTGCATTATTGGGAGTCCACTTTTCACCATTTGGCTTTCTATTTCTAAGACTAATATTATTAGTATAAAATGCCCTTTCTTTAAAACCACCTCTTCCATTTGGCACTTGATGAATAGTTGTGGGTGCTCTCCTACCATTTTCTTTTTTAGGAATATTATACCACCTATTACGTGTAAAAGTTGTTTTTGGTTTCGTTGAGTTTTCTTTAGTTTTTTCTTTAGTTTGTTGCTTAGGCGCAGATGCCAAACTCAAATATAATTCACCTAATGATTGTACAGGCTGGGAAGGTAAACCAAGACCAATTGGATTTATATTTGCCATTCTACTTTTTACCAATTAAATTGTTCTAATAAATTCCCAACCCAAGTCAACGCAAATCTTCTGCCAGATATTATCTTGCATATAGAGTTTTTCATGACTTTTTAATAAAGGAAAGCAAGGTAAGAAATCATCTAATTCTAATAGCTGGCAGAATTTGTATAATACATATGAGTATGACAAGAAGTTTGAACGACCACGAGGGCAATGACGAATGAAGGAAGGCTGAATTTCCTTGAACATATAACGTAACTTATCTTCCATTTCTCTTGACATCGTCGGCGCGCAGAACGCGTTCATTCTATGCAAGATATGTGGGATATGTTCATAAAACTTGTTCAAATGGAGCTTTTTCAAGACTTCACGCAACTTTTGGGGCTTCAAAGTTCTAGGATCCAAGATACGTTCCTTTTTGATTTCAGCCAAAATGTTCTCATAAACATCCGGAGGAATCTCAGTACTTTCCTTTGCTTGGAACTGCGCTAACCACTCATTAAAGTGATTGATCTTCTTGTAGGCAAAATAGGAAATTTCACGTGGCGGATCCTTGTAGGAAGGCTTCTCAGAATCAACCAAGATAAAGTCTTGATATCCACATTCAGGGCAACCAAGTGTAGCTTCATTATGATAGAAAACCATCTCAGCGGATGGACAATGAGGACATGCACCAAAATCAGGTTCAATACCAGAGCCAGGCAGAATTCCTCCACGGATAGAAGTTGGTTCAATGATACTTAAATACTTTTCAAGAGCCTTATCACGCTGCAAGCCATTGGAATCTTCAATATCACGAGCCTTCTTCACTTTTTTAACTTCAATCTTCTCTATGAGTTCTATTGTGGGTGTTTCAGCAGAACCATCATTTGAACTAAAATAATTCAAAACTGAATTTTGAGGAGTCTTTAACTTGCTAGGAGCTTTCTTGGATTTTGTATGATTCCCGGAAGCAATTTTCTCTTGACTTTCATAATAATTGAATAAAATATCACCGACTTGCAAGAAATAGTCAAGACGCTCATCATCTTTATTCAAATGGACAACCTGTTGTTCTAAATCTTGTAACTCTTCCTGCAAGAGTCTAAATTCATCTGAGTGAAGAGCACCTTTAAAGGCTTCAATCTGTGCTTCCTTCTTTTCAATCTCCTTCTCTAAAACGCTTCTCTTTGAAAGACGTTCATTCATAGTCCGCATCTTTTCAGAATGGAATGCCTCTAAAGTGGTGGGCATATCTGTGACTTCTTGAGTTGGAGCCTCCATTGTTTGGAGAACCATGTGTAAAGGTTTTTGTCCAGACATTTGGCTATCTACTAATGAGGAGCCATCCTTATGTGGATGTTTCTAAAAGCTGGTTCGCGGTTTTTGGACACATGAATCCCCCGGGTTGCCCGGCTCCCGGTAACCCCCGGTGATCCAGAAATTTTTCAGGAAAAGTCAGGATTTCCAAAATTTGCCAAATTATTTTCTTTGCGATGAATATAACAAATGGGAGGTGGTGGTTTAATGCAGCTCGTAGCCTATGGCGCTCAGGACATCTACTTAACAGGTAACCCGCAGATCACGTTCTTCAAGGTTGTGTACCGCCGTCACACCAACTTCGCGATGGAGGCGATTGAGCAGACCTTCAACGGCACTGCCAACTTCGGCAAGCGCGTCACATGCACGATCAGCCGCAACGGCGACTTGATCCACCGCATCTACCTCCAGGCCACGCTCCCGCAGGTAGCGCTCCAGGCCTCTGACGGCTCTGGTGCCCAGTTCCGCTGGCTCAACTACGTCGGCCACAACCTCATCAACTCAGTTGAGCTTGAGATCGGCGGCCAGCGCATTGACAAGCACTACGGCGACTGGCTCCACGTCTGGAATGAGCTCACGCAGGAGCCGGGCAAGCAGTCTGGCTATGCGGAGATGGTTGGCAACGTTCCGGAACTCGTTAACTTGCTCGTACAGGGTGGCGAGGGCTGCGACAACTACTGCACGGGCGGCGAGCCTGGTGCCTCATCTGAGGTGCGCAATTGCGCCCCGGAGTACACGCTCTACATCCCGCTCCAGTTCTGGTTCTGCCGCAACCCGGGCCTTGCGCTCCCCTTGATCGCCCTCCAGTACCACGAGGTCAAGATCAACCTCGAGATGACGGATGTCAAGTACCTCTGCTGGGACAACGTCACGGGCTCAGCAACGAACAACGCCATCAAGACCCGCGTCGCCTCAACTGGCCTCGTCTCAGCCTCCCTCTATGTTGACTACATCTACCTCGACACGGACGAGCGTCGCCGCTTCGCCCAGGTCAGCCACGAGTACCTCATTGAGCAGCTCCAGTACACGGGTGCCGAGTCAGTCACGTCCTCCAACAACAAGATCAAGCTCAACTTCAACCACCCCACGAAGGAGCTTGTTTGGGTAGTCCAGCGTGACTCCTTCGTTGCCTGCGACGATATCACCCCCGCGGCGTGGAAGGGCATGCAGCCGTTCAACTACTCTGACTGGTGGGACAGATCAGTCTTGGACTCCGGCTACTCACTCACGCGCGTTGAGGGCCTTGCCGGCAACAACCCTGTAGTCACGGCCAAGATCCAGCTCAACGGCCACGACCGATTCTCCGAGCGCGAAGGCAAGTACTTCAACTTGGTCCAGCCCTACCAGCACCACACCAACGTGCCGGCGGTCGGTATCAACGTCTACTCCTTCGCCCTCAAGCCGGAGGACCACCAGCCCTCAGGCTCATGCAACTTCTCCCGCATTGACAACGCCACGCTCCTCTTGACGCTCACCAACAACACGGTCAGCTCAACGAACACGGCGAAGGTCCGCGTATACGCCGTGAACTACAACGTTCTCCGTATCATGTCCGGCATGGGTGGACTTGCCTACTCCAACTAGAAACCTCCACAGGTTTATTGTTTGGTTTTTGCGTTAAACCATTATATCACATTCGTAAATATTAAATATTTAGGAATGAGCAAATCAAGTAATAAAATTATTAGCATATTAATTAAAACAGAAAGTAATTTTGGCAATAAAATTTACACAGTAGGTGGAACATAAACATAGGGAGTAGT